TAAAGATTGAGCTGTTACCGTGGCAAAAGACGGTATGGGCTGACGAGACTCGTTTCCATGTGGTAGCGGCTGGTCGGCGTACTGGTAAGAGTAGGTTAGCTGCTTACCGATTAATAGTTGAAGCGCTACAAAGCGAAAAAGGTCATGTATTCTATGTTGCTCCTACACAAGGTCAAGCTCGTGACATCATGTGGCAAGTCCTGCTTGAGGTGGGTCATGCTGTCATTACAGGTAGCCACATTAACAACTTGCAGATTAAGCTTATCAATGGGGCAACTATTAGTCTCAAAGGTGCTGACCGCCCTGAAACGATGCGGGGTGTTTCGTTAAAATTCTTAGTCCTTGACGAGTATGCAGATATGAAGCCGATGGTGTGGGAGCAAATCCTTCGACCTGCTTTAGCTGACTTGAAGGGTCGTGCCATGTTCATTGGTACGCCTATGGGTAGAAACCACTTCTACGATTTATATCAATATGGACTAAAGGGTGAAGATGAGACATTTAAGTCTTTCCACTTCACTTCGTTTGATAACCCATTACTTGACGCAAAGGAAATCGAGGCAGCTAAGAAAAGCATGTCCTCATTTGCATTCCGGCAGGAGTTTATGGCATCTTTCGAGGCGGCAGGTGGAGAGTTATTCAAAGAAGAGTGGATAAAGTTTGATGAGGAAGAGCCTAAAGAGGGTGACTTCTACATAGCGGTTGACTTAGCGGGTTTTGAGGAAGATGGAAGTAAGGGTGTTAAAAACACTCGCCTTGACTCTACTGCTATGGCTATAGTGAAAGCCAACGAAAATGGTTGGTGGGTAGCAGAGATTATCTACGGTAGGTGGGATGTTAAAGAAACAGCTAAAAAGATATTTGATGCTGTTAAGAAGTACGAACCTATAGCAGTTGGGATTGAGAAGGGTATCGCTAGACAGGCGGTTATGCCCTACATGAACGACATTATGAAGAGAAGTCAAACCTTCTTTAGGGTTGATGAGCTTACACACGGTAATAAGAAGAAGACAGATCGTGTCGTATGGGCGCTGCAAGGGCGCTTTGAGAATGGTTACGTTAAGCTTAACAAGGGTGATTGGAACAACGAGTTCCTAGACCAACTATTCCAGTTTCCAAACAAACTAGTACATGATGACTTACCCGATGCATTATCTTACATTGAGCAACTTGCAAAAGTAGCTTATGTTTTAGATTTTGAAGAGGAAGAGTACGAGTACTTAGACACAATTTCAGGATATTAATATGGATGATGACAACAAATTTGCTAACCCAAAGTTAGAAAACTGGGTTATTAACAAAGCCGATGAGTGGCGTGATCACTATCAGGCTAACTACGAGCAAAAGTTTGACGAGTACTACCGTCTCTGGCGTGGTATTTGGGCTGCTGAGGATAAAACTCGTGATTCAGAGCGTTCACGTCTTATTTCCCCTGCCCTACAACAAGCCGTAGAGTCATCTGTAGCTGAAGTAGAGGAAGCTACCTTTGGACGTGGTAAGTGGTTTGACATTCGTGATGACCGCAACGACAAAGACCCACAAGATATTGCTTATTTACGTGAGCAATTGACAGAAGACTTCCATTTTACCAAGACACGTAAGGCTGTTGCTGAGTGTTTGCTAAACTCTGCTGTTTTTGGCACTGGTATTGGTGAAATAGTCATTGAAGAAGTCAAGGAAATGAAGCCAGCTACGCAACCTCTTATGGATGGTGCGATGGAAGCGGTTGGTGTTAACATTGTAGACCGTGTTGTTGTTAAACTACGCCCTGTTCTACCACAAAACTTCTTAATTGACCCTGTAGCTACTTCTATTGAGGATGCTTTAGGTGTTGTTATTGACGAATTTGTACCAACACACCAAGTTAAGCTAGGTATACAGAACGGTATCTATCGTGATGTTGATATTGAGACCGCAGCTACCGACATTAACTTGGAAGCAGACAAAGAGCTGTCTACTTTTGACGAAGATAAGGTACGCCTTACTAAATACTACGGTTTAGTGCCAAAACACTTGTTTAACGAGGCCATGTTAGACGAGGAAGATGATGATGAGATGTCTAAGACGCTGACATCTGATGACGATGAAGAAGAAGAGGAAGAGGGCTACGTTGAGGCAATCATTGTTATTGCCAACGGCGGTCAACTACTCAAGATCGAAGAGAACCCCTACATGATGCAGGATCGTCCTGTTGTAGCGTTTCCTTGGGATGTAGTTCCCTCTCGTTTCTGGGGTCGTGGTATCTGTGAGAAGGGTTATAACAGCCAGAAGGCGCTTGATGCTGAGCTTCGTGCTCGTATTGATGCCCTAGCCCTCACCGTGCATCCTATGATCGCTATGGACGCTTCTCGTATGCCTCGTGGGGCTAAGATGGAAGTACGTCCGGGCAAGACTATCCTGACTAACGGCAACCCTGCTGAAATCCTCCAGCCATTTAAGTTTGGTAACCTAGATCAGGTAACCTTTGCTCAGGCAGGTGAGCTTCAGAAGATGGTTCAGATGGCTACTGGTGCTATTGACGCTGCTGGCATCCCCGGCACTATCAATGGTGACGCTGCTGCTGGTGCTGTGTCCATGTCGATGGGTGCAATCATTAAGCGCCACAAGCGTACCCTGATTAACTTCCAAGAGTCCTTCCTGATCCCTATGATCGAGAAGACAGCATGGCGTTACATGCAGTTTGACCCTGATAACTACCCTGTTAGCGATTATAAGTTTGTACCTTCATCATCTCTGGGTGTTATTGCCCGTGAGTACGAGGTAACACAACTGGTTCAACTGTTGCAGACGTTGGGTCAAGATAGCCCAATGTACCCAATGCTGGTATCTGCTGTTATTGACAACATGGGTCTGTCTAACCGTGAAGAACTCATGGCTCAGTTGCAACAATCTATGCAACCTAACCCAGAAGCAGAACAACAAGCACAACAGGCGCAACAACAGCAAATGGAGCAACAGGCTCAGATGGCTCAGGCTCAGCTTGCATTGATACAGGCTCAAACTATGGAAGCGCAAGCCCGTGCCCAGAAGTATTCAATCGAATCTCAATTGGAGCCAGAGGTTGTTAAGGCTAAGTTGGCGGCAGCTCTCTCTACTAACCTACAAACAGGTAACGCAGATGAAGCTGAATTTGCCAAACGAGCAAAGATTGCCGATCTAATGCTTAAAGAGAAAGACATACAAAGCAATGAGCGTATTGCTACTATGCAAATGCAAAGTAAACAAAACGCTTGACAAATTGTTAAAAGTGTGGTATAATAGCAACATCTCTCCTAACAAAGAAAGGAAAAAGAGATGGACAAAGAATTACAACAGTATTACGAAACGTTATTAGATTTGTTTTCCTCACAGGGATGGAAGCAATATGTAGAAGATATATCCGACAATATGGATTTGCTTCAGGATATTACTACCATTCCAGACGAGAAACAATTCTGGTTCCGCAGAGGACAAATAGAAGCGTTGCAGCGAGTCCTTTCTTACGAGTCATCGATTAAAAACAGTTACGAGGACTTTGAGAAGGAACAATATGCCTAAGCGTATCTATGAGTTTATCTGCTCAGACGATCACATTACAGAAGCTTACATCGATTCGGAACTCCGAACAACCGAATGTAAAGTGTGTGGTCAACCTGCTATCCGTATCGTTAGCAAGCCTATGGTCAAACTTGAGGGCGTGACCGGAGATTTTCCTGGAGCAGCAATGCAGTGGGAACGGAAGCGAAACGAGAAGATAAAGCAGGAACAAAAGAGTGCCGCTTTAGATTAAGCATAAGCACATAATTATATTCCACAATGCTTATTTAGCACGGAGAGTTTAATGGCAACATTTATGGACGAAGGTGAAGAAGACCTACAACAAGGCGAAGAGTTTTCCTCTGTTGAAGAGGTAGAACAGGAAGCTCCACAGGAGCCAACCCAAGAAGACGATGACATTCCCGATAAGTACAGAGGCAAGTCTGTTAAAGATATTGTCCGTATGCATCAAGAAGCCGAAAGAGCTATCGGCAAACAAGGGAGTGAAGTTGGCGAACTTCGGCGCATTGTAGATGACTTTGTACAAACCCAAACCGTCTCACAACAACAACAAGCCCCAGCAGTCGAGGATGAGATAGATTTCTTTACCGACCCCGACCAAGCTATTGCACGAGCTATTGATCGACACCCTAAGGTTCGCCAAGCGGAAGAGCTTAACGGACAATTAAAGAGGGCAGAGGCGATGGCAAACCTTAAAAGCGCTCACCCTGATTTTACTGAAGTCGTTCAAGACGGTAGCTTTGGTGAATGGATTGGTAAGAGCAAAGTAAGGCAAGAGCTATTTAGTCGAGCTGATCGCAATTTCGACTTTGACGCAGCTAATGAACTGTTAACTACTTGGAAAGAACGAAAACAAGTAGTTAACCAGTCAGAAGCGGTTGAGAAGATTGAGCGTAAGCAAGCTATTCGTTCAGCATCCACTGGTTCAACCAAAGGATCTGGAGAGACAGCAAGTAAGAAAACCTATCGCAGAGCCGACATCATTAATCTCATGCGTACTGACCCTGACCGTTATCAAGAGCTTTCTGGAGAAATCATGAATGCTTATGCGGAGGGTCGTGTTAAATAAACATTATGAAAGATAATTATGGCAAATCAAGCATTTCCCGGTAGTTCTACAAGCGTTGTAACAAAAGCAAACGCTGGTACCTTCATCCCAGAATTGTGGTCTGACGAAATCATCGCAGCCTACAAGCAAAACCTCGTTATGGCGAACCTCGTCTCTAAGATGTCCTTCAAGGGCAAAAAAGGCGACACTCTCCATATCCCTAAGCCCACTCGTGGCTCTGCCATTGTAAAAGCCGCAGCAACTGCTGTGACTATTCAACAAACAGCAAATACTGAAGTCTTGTTGGTAATCGACAAGCACTACGAGTATAGCCGTATGATTGAAGACATCACGGAAGCTCAAGCTTTGTCATCACTGCGTAAGTTCTACACGGGCGACGCTGGTTATGCGCTGGCTAAGCAAGTTGATACT